CACCCACTATCGCAAGCGTGGCAATATAAAGATTGAAGTAATCGGTTACGGTCATAGTCCAAGTGCCACCACTAGAGCTGCAGCCTCATCGGGTGAGCAGGCTAATTCGAAGTGCATATCATCTTTCCTCTTCTTATAGTTGCCGCCCCAAGCGAGGCCGTATTTCTTTATTAATTCCTGAATAGTTTTCTGTTGAGCTTTAGTAAATGTGTCTTCTTTTCCTAGCGGATGCTTTGAGCTATTAAGGTCAATAGCGCTACCGCTTGCATGATTTGAAAGAGAAGAGGCGCTATTACGAATAGAGCGATAACAGTAACCCCAATCATCGAGCTTCCCATTGTCTATAGCCTCTACCTTCTCATGGAATTCAGCTGCAAATGCAGCTAGTAATTGACCTGCCACCTTATTAGCGCGAAGCTTAATCTTTGTACCTTTTACTAGAAATGGCTTTATAGCTATCTCATTAGGTTCTTTAGATGCAGGCCAGCCGTTAGCTGATTTTTCACTCATCATCTGCCGCCTTTGTAAAGGTTGCATCGACTTCGGCTTTAGTCAGCCGCCCATCCTTTAGGAAAGCGCGGGCTAAATCCTGGAAGACAATAGATACTGCCAAGATTCCTGCAACGGAAGCCGCTGTAATAGTGTCGATGCCAAATATAGATGCGCCGCCAATAGTGCCTAACGCATCAAGAATAAATACCGCAAGAATGCGTAGGAAAATATCCTTAGCCAATTAGTAGCGCCAATTCATCCTGAGTAAGACCTAAGCGCTCTGCAATAGCGGCCTTAGCGTCAGCCTTTTCGGCTGCAGCCTGCTCATCATCGGCCTTAGCTTTAGCATAAGCAATAGCATCAGCTTCGCGCTGTTTAATTTCTTCAGCGGTTAGCTCGACTTCAGAGACTTCGCCTGTCTCACAGTTAACGATTATCTTAGTATCTGCCATTTTGTCTCCTATGATTTAGATATGCCGTAGAGGGTTGCTGTTGAGTACTGAGAAAATACAGATGAGTTGCCTTCAGTTAAAGTCAGGCTAGTAATTGCTGAAGTAGTAGACCATAGACCAGCCGTTAAGTTCATCCAAGCGGTTGTTGCATTAGCCTCTGTTACATGGTCTAGCGAATAAGACTTATTAGCGCTAGATGTGTAATTAGGAAAATAGAATTGAGTATTGGAGAAGGTGCTTGCGGTGCTTGTTGGTCCGTTGATATTTCCCGAAGCGCCAGTTGAGGTACTTCCAGATGTTGCACTTGCGCCGTTCCCTTCAAGATAACGAGTGGTAAAAGTTGAAGTACTGCCGTTAATTGAAAGGCTATAATTGCTAAATCCAAATGCTGGTTTATCAGAGCGTAGAGATGCAACTAAAACTAAATCGGTGTAGGTGCTTGGAATGCTAGTAAAAGTAATTGTTGCAGAACCAAGTAAAGGAACGGTTACGGTTGCTATCTTTACATAAGTGTTAGCCATTATGCCGCCTTAATTCCGTATAGGGTAAAGGTTGAAGCCGTAGTAAAGTTGTTGGCTGCCGAGTTTAAAGTTATTGAAGTTATAGCAGCTGTTGAACGCCATAAGCCTACGACTGCGCCAAGTTGGATATTGGCCTCACCATAACGACCTACTACTGTTTTATAGGTAGTTGTATTTGAGTAATTCATAAAGTGAATAGTGTTCACAGATGGAATAGTTGTATCTCCGACATCGCCAAAATAAATACGAGTTTCAGTTGAGTTACGACCAGATGTGGCGCTAGTGCCGTTTCCTTGCAAATAAGTTCTAGAATAATTTGTGCCAGTATCACCATTAATTTGAATAGTAAAGTTCGTAGCGGCAGAGGTGTTAGCGCTAACTGCTACGCAAATAATATCTGTATAAGTGCCGCTAATACTAGAAAAACTAATTACGCCGCTTGAGCCTGTTCCTGTTGCAGTTGCTATTGGTTCGTAAGTTGCTGGCATTATTTAATCCCATACAGAGCGAAAGAAGAGTTTGCGGCAAAAGATGCGCCATTAGTAATTGTAATGGTGTTAATAGCATTAGTTTTCATCCATAGACCAGACTGTAAAGCGATGTTTCCCGAACCGTTGCCATCCCAACCTGTTAACATTCGAGATGTTTTATATTTGTTAGTGTCAGCGTAATCAAGAATATCTAAAACTGTCGCAGCAAAAATGTTAGAACCAATAGATGTCCCAGGTTCTCCATCTAAAATGTTTGATGTTTGAGTAACGCCGCCGCCTGATGCCGCGGCAGAGCCCGTTCCATAAAGATAGTGGTATGAATAAGAAGATGTGGTGTCAGTATTTAATCTAAAGAAAGCGTTATCTTGGGTTGTTGCTGCTGTACTACGCGCTAAAACTCTTAACTGTAAATGCGTGTAAGTTGCAGGGATACCGCTAAAGGTGATAGTTGCCTGACTGCTGCTAAGGGTTGTTGTAGCAATAGACTCATAACTGGTCGCGGCTGCCACTACGCCATTAGTTAAAAATCCAGCAATTTGATTGGCAATCATTACGCGATAGCGCCTACTACATACCAGTTATTCGCTGAAGTCTGCATAATTGCGCAAGATTTGTACTGCGCTAGCGTAGGGATAGCCGCTACTGCTCCCGCTGAAAGGATAGTAACTCCAACTGCACCTGAAACGGATACTAAGCCTGCGCCTTTATTTAATACAGTAATAACAGTACCTACAGGAAATGCGACAGTAGCGTTAGCAGGAATAACCATAGTCGAAGCCGCGGCATTAGAGCGTGTTACTAGCACCTGGTATTGGTCAGTCAATACAGGCTGATAGGTAGTACCTGTTTGGTCATTAAGGGTAAAATTTACTAGGCCATTTGCCGCAGCTGCGGAAAGAATATCGCCAGTCGAAAATGGAAAGCCAGTAGCCAATTTATTCTCCTAATATGCCAGTATTGATTGTCCGATTATACCGCTTACAACTGACCCAATCACAAACCCTTCAACGATAGGCTCAAGTGTCGTATAAGTAACCATGAGCTTACTCGGTGAAATATCCCAGTTAACGCCCTGCGCTTGCAAGGTTTTAATGATTGTAGAACCGTCAGGCTGTACTGATGTTATTTTTAACTGGTCGAAATAGTCGATAGCTAAAATAGTATTTGTAGGCACATTAGGGTCTAGCAAATCTACGCTCATGGAATCGATGCGTATGGAAGTTTCGGCTCTCGTAGCGACATAGATTTTAGCTATATTTAAAGCATCAGCGTCAGTTTGAATTACCAAATTACTCTGATTACTTTGATGCGGGAAGTATTTAGTAATAGAGGCTGAATCTTGAGCAGTCTGAGCAGTTGAACCGTAGCGGGTCATCGATGAAGAATTTACAATTAATTTATCATCGAAGGCAAATATAAGGGATTTAAAAGGAATGCCTGTAGCGTTATTAAACTCGATAGGCGTATTACCTGCAGCTTTAATTACATTTGTGCGATTCTTAAATACTAAGTTGCCCTCAGCTGAGATATAGGCTGCGCCCTGTTCGCTGAATTCGGCGTTTTTAATAGCCTCTAAGCCTGCTCTAGAATATCCAGGGTCAGCTATACAGGCACTATTTCCAGTATCTATGGCGCGCATATTCGTAGGCCATTGCATTTGGTCGAGAATCTTGCCTATTCGAGTGCCTGTATCCTGGCCTGCGGTAGCGTCAGTAACGCTTACCACGCTAGCAAGCTGCATCAGCCTAAAGGCATCGCTGCAAATTATGTCGACATAACCTAATTCTTCGGAGCTTTGAGGATAGGTATATTTGTAGGATTCTACATAACCGCTAAATAGAAACTGTGAAGTAGTGGCAGTAGTAGCTGAAACGCGTAGCTTACGCATCGGTGTTAAATATGGGTAATATTTAGAATTTACATTTTGAGGATTCCACGAACCATCAGTATCAGTAACGCGGACAGTACATGAACCCGCTTCGTAAGTATCGCGCATAATGTTTCTTCCGCGGCGAATGCTTATTTGGCGAGTTTGTGAGCTTAGGTCTACTACTGGAATAGGTACGGAAGAAGAAGCAAGCGTACCTACGCCGCCAAGCTTGCCAAATTTTTCATCGCCTATCGTGAAGGGGTAGCCGAATGTCGCTGAAGAATTGAAGTCGAAGCTAACGGATATGGTTGCAGGAAGCGCCATTATCCAAATGCTCCAAGGTTGCGCTCAAGTTGCGCGAGCTTGCTGCTCATGGAGTTATTAATAAGACCGTTGCGGACTACTTCGACTAAATCGCCTTCAGTAGTTACGCTGCCTTCGACTGTAATATTTACAGTAGTGCTAGCGTTAGGGCTATCAATTCCTAATGATTTTAATACAGCTTCGGCTTGCAAGCGCGCGCGCTCTGAATCTGCAAGAATTATATCTACATACTTACTAGGGTCTTCGAGTATCTGAGTAGGAGTAATAAGCTGCCCCATGTATGACTGCGCGCCCGTAGGGCCGTTACCGATTCGCTTAGCTTGCGCCTCAATAGCATCAAGATAACTCTTCCAGGCTTCAAATGGATTCTTAGCATCAGGAAGCTTTAATAGCCAAGCGCGAAGCTCTACGCCAAGGCCTGTAGTCTCAGCAAGCTTCTTTACTAGGCGCTCAGCTTCATCCACATTACCCGCAAGTAGCGCAGACTGCAGCTCTAAGCGAGTGCGCTCTTCTTCGGAAATCTTACCTTTAAGAGCAGCTGCTATTTGGATTTGCTGCAGGTCAAATACTGCGCCCATTTGCTTAATCTTTAGTGAATCTTTTTGAGTTTTTAGCGCTTTATTCTGAGCATCGAGTAAAGCTTTAGCGCGGGCTTTAGCTAGTTTCTCAGCTTTAGCCTGGTCTTCTCTAGCTTTAGCTGCAAGTGCAGATGAAACCTGACCAGTTACAGCTCCTTTTTGCTCATCCTTTTTACGCTGACTTTCGCCAAGCATACGAGCGCCGCCAAGAATTCCAGTATTATTTAGCGTCCATCCAATAGCTTTTAAAGCATCTCCTAAAAGTGGAATGCTTTTAATTTTGCCTATGATTAGCCCAAATCCATAAGCTGTATCAGCTGTAGCTTGAGCTAAATTATTCATAAGGGTTACGACATTAGTTATGTCTGCATCCTTGCCATTAATTGCAACTAGGCCATCGATAATACCCTTGCCTATTTTTTCTTGTGCTTCGCCTGCGGCTTGGCCTAATAGCGACAACTGACCAGCATAAGTAGCTAGAAAAGCCTGAGAAGCGCCGCCAAATAATGTATTCATGCGGGTCATAATGTCCGTAAATGATGCTGTTTTTAATTCAGCTTGAGTAAGTCCAAGGTTATATTTACGAAGGCCTTTAGTATTACCTACAAATGCCTGCGCCATATCTGTAGCGACCTGAGTTAAGTCAGTACCAGTCGCGCGCGATACATCGATACTAGCAGCTAGGATTTTCTGAGACTGACTGACTGAGCCCGTTACCTGCAATAGAGCCTGCATCGCAGGTCTTAACTGGTCATCGACCACGCCCGTAGCGGTAGCAAGTCCCTCTATAAATCGTTGCATTGATGGAGCTGATAATTCAAGCCCTAAATTTTTCATGGTATTAGTTAGCTTGGCAGCTGCGGCCTCATCTTCAGCAAATGCTTTAACTGATGCTTTACCAAATTGGACTACAGCGCGGGCGCTTAATCCAACGCCTAAAGCCCCTGCAAGGTTGCGTACTGATTTCTGTAGCTTACGCATTGCCTTTTCGGCATCTCTAGTACCTTTACCGTTATATTCGGTAGCAATTTTAATCTCTACATTACTCACGCTGATTTAGCTCCCTTCGAAGTGCGAGCTTGAAACTTTTTATCTGCATTTTCGATAGCTCTAAATACAGCTGCATTAGCGCGGCCTTGGTCTTCATACCAGGCGCGATAGATTAAGCGGCCTAAGTTATAGCGGGTCTCTGTCCCTGCGCGGCCTTCACCGTAAAGCTTTCCTGCGCGGCGAATAAAATGTGCGCCCGCTTCAGGGTTATTTGAATGAGAATAGCTATTACTGCCAGGCTTTCGCCCTATGTGAGGCTGTCCATCTTTATTTAATCGGCCTGCAGTTTCAAGAATTGCACCTACTGAAGATTTATTTTGAATGCGTACCAGGGTCTTAAATCCTCTAGCATTAGCAAGCGAAGGGCTAGTCTTATATTTAATGCCAGCTTTAATTACGCTTGCATCGTAACGAGGCCATTGACGGGCTCGACCTTCAGGATTAAGTTTCCATTTACCTTTAGAGTTTTTATCCCACCCAAAAAGATTACCAGGGGCGGTTGAAGGTACATAACTCTTAGCTTTATTTGTTACAGGTGAGAGCGCTGTTTTAAACTCAGCTAGTAACTCTTTATTTAAATCGGGAGCAAATTTACGCAAGGCAGCGCGTAACTCAGTTACGCCTTTT